AGTCAAAATATCTATCTACTGTTTCACCCCACGTTTCACGACGGTTCTCTTCTGGAATCCATCTAGCGTAACGCGATAACGCAATAAAATTTTCGTAAGGGTTTGCAATAGTATTTGACATTTATAGTACCTGTTTCTCCGCCTAGCGGTCTAATTTAATTTAAGTAGAGTCCTATTCTACCAAACTTTTTTACGCATGGGAAGAGCATTAAATTAAAAGTAAAGAAAATAGCTTTATTATTAGTTAACTAAAACAAATATAACATAAACTCTAGGTTGACAGATTAAACTTTTTAATGGTATTCTTAGAGTTCGTTATCTCTATTGGAGGAAATGCCTATGGAGAATATAAAAGAAAAGCTTAGCGATGTTTTACATCACTATGTTGCAATAGCAGTAGCTGTATTGTTTTTATTTACTGGTCAACCAGAAATGATTCAATCAGCATCTGCACTGGTTGTAAAACCAGATGTAAAAACCGAAGCACAACTTGACAAGGAAACGCTGAAGCAATTCAGTAATACTGTGTGGAAACCATCTGAGTCTTTAACAGATAAAGAATTGGTTGAACTTCTCAAAGCTGTAGGCTTTGAGGGTAGCGCCCTTAAAATGGCGTGGGCCGTAGCTAAAAAGGAGTCTAATGGACGCCCAATGGCTTATAACGGCAACATAAAAACTGGAGACAGCTCTTATGGAATTTTTCAGATTAACATGTTGGGAAACCTAGGTGATAATCGTAAAGAAAAGTTCAAACTGGACAGTAACTATTCGTTATTTGATCCAGCAATCAACGCAGAGATAACGTATTATATGACCAATGGCGGTCAAGATTGGTCGTCATGGAAAGGTTTAACTCCTCGAACAAAAGAGTGGCTAAACAAATTTCCATCTAGAAGTTAGAAAGGATTTGCTATTAAGATACAACTAGTATCTGAATATCTAAGCCTTTCAAGAGAAGGTCTTGTTTCAGAAATGGCTTGCCCATTAGATCAAGGCCTTCTCTTTTCTAACACAGACAACGAAGATAAAATTTTTATTTATTGTGTTTCTTGTAAATACAAAAGCTATGTCGGTACAGCCCTTTATAGCAAAATGGTGAAAGAAATAGAAAATGCAAATAGAAAGCAAGTTTAATAAAGACTTAGTTTTAGATATGTCTTCTAGTATCCCATGTGCACATATACCCAGGGCATTTCTTGCTGAAAAGGCATTAAATGTTATACAGTCATATTTAGAGCTAGCTAAAGTTCGCGGCTTAAATACAATTGATGAAGTCCTTGAAGATATAAAAGTAAAAAATGACTGAAAATAATTCTAGCAGCCTAGAAGATAATCTTCCTATGGTTAATTACATAATGCTTCATAGAATATATGACGTATTATGCTTAATTGCCAAACAAGGTGGGGATGTTAAAGAAATAGAGAAAATGGTAGAATATCATAAAGAAGGATTCTTGCTGGGACCTTCCCCAGCATTTATTTCTGAGGAGAATAATGAATAGAGAAGAAATAATCGACCTCATGACTGAGGTTTTTAGTGAAACAAATAAGAGCATGGCTCTGGCAAGCGGAATGGAAGAAGCTGAAGTAGATAAATTTATTGAACAAAGCACCCCCTCTATTAATCATGCCTTAAGTGCTGTCTATGATGTACTTCTTGAAAAAGAACTTGTCAAATAGTATTGCTTTGTCAAAAAACATGTAATACAATATAAGTGTGTGATATTAATTACACTATGCGGATATAACGCAACAAATACCCTAAAGGATCCGCCTCCTTTAGGGTTTTTTGTTTAAGGGGCAAAATGGACTCGTATTTAAGCAGATGGATAGAAGATGAAGAATTTGTAAAACTACATAATGATTTTAATTTAATATGTAACATAAACAATGTAATGGATAATGCATTATACGCAAGAATATACATACTTAGACAATTAGCAAAGCATCAATCTGTAGTAAATCCTAATTTAAGCTTTGCTGAAACTGGTGTCTATGCGGGAATGACAATGTTTTTCACCGCAGAGTATTGCAATAAATCTTTTCTTGGAATTGATTCTTGGGAAGGTGTTTCCGAGCCAGGCGAGTTTGATACAGAATATTTTAAAACAGTAAAGTTAAAATCTGAAATGGCGTGGGCAAAAAACAACCTTTCAAGATACAAAAATGTAGAATTAAAAAAGGGGTGGATCCCAGAAGTCTTCAAAGATATAGAAGACAGGACATACTCATTTGTACATGTAGATGTAGACTTATATGAACCCACAAAGGAATCAATAGAATATTTTTGGCCTAAAATAGTTTCTGGTGGAGTATTAATATGTGATGATTATGGATCCTATAAAACAGAAGGTGCCAGAAAAGCTGTTAATGACTCTTTTGAAATCCATAACATACTTGAGCTTCCTACTGGCCAAGCTATTATATGGAAGAAATGATACAATAATGCTATGACTACTTGGATGAAAAAAGAATTTGAAGAAAGCGGATATACAATAGAAACTCCTATTGAAGGACTACTTGTTGTTAAAAATTTTATAACACCAGGAGAAATTCAGGAGTATAAAGATATTATTGAAAACACCACTGAAGAAGAGTGGGATGTATGGTATATGGATCAGTTAAAAGTTTTTTGTAAACATAAATTTGGAAGAGAAGACGTAGACAACCTAGTTAAAGAAGGCCTTTACGAAATAACATCCAATTGGAACGATAAAAATCTTTCTTTTATAAATTCAGAAATCCATAGAAGAGTAGATAAAAGATTTAACGAAGTTCTTGAAAAAACTAAAGAAGATTTAATCTTGAGTGGTTTTTATTTTATTCAAAGAATGTACGATGGAACTCAGCTGGTTTCTCATCATGATCAAAACACAGATGGCTCAGTCGAACACGCTGCGGTTATCTATATAAACAATGACTACAATGGTGGTGAAATTTTTTGGGCTCATAAAGATTTTGAAATGACTCCAGAGCCTGGCGATCTTTTATTGTTTGGTGGAGATCCCGAATGGGAACATGGCGTAAGGTTTGTAACAGCAGGACCTATGAGATATGTTCTTCCAGGGTTTATAAAAGTACCTAACTTTTACAAGCCACCTAAATTTTTCCCTAATTAATTTTTGTTAAGATAGGGTAACGCACAAAATAAGAGAATCTTCTTCTCCTGAATTTGATATGTCTTCGGTAAAAGGATTTGTAAGCATGCAATAAGCTTCGTTTACAACAAGAGTCTTATCTAAAACAGTACTAGTTTTTAAACTTCCTTCTAGTACAATAAAAAGCTTATATTGCTCGTCACTATCATCTACAACCTCTGATGAATAAAAAACACTATTTGCATAGGTAAATGGCTCAGAATTAGAATAAGCAATTGTGTAGTATTTGCTTACTGTTGGGAAAGAACCATTTTTTGTTTCAAAAAGTTCTGCAAGCTTTGTTCTAGTTTCAACAAAAATAGGCTTTACTAAAAACCTTGGATGAGAATAAACAGTTTTAGTTACATTACCATCAACTTCAATATGCTTGTCTTCATCTGTAGCAGAATTAAGCCAATCTTTAAGTGCAACTACATCTTCTTCTGCCATATCAAGAAAAACAATTTTTTCTACTGCAGATTCTGGCAATACAACTTCTGGTTGTTCACCAGCGTGAGTTACGTCGTCTAAGATTCCCATTAGTTTGCTGCCTTCCATGCTTCAAATTCTGCAAGATCTTCTTCGGTTCCAAATTCTGCAACTAGGCGATCTTCTAACTCTTTCATCTTTGCATCTAAATCTTCAGTGCCTAAATTTTCCTGAACTGCAAGTGTTAACTTTCCATCTTTAATTGCTTCGTCCATATCTGATTCAGACATTGACTCGTTTGCTGCTTTGAATTCTGCAATTAATGAAATATCAAATTTCTTCCAAATTGCTTGAACTTTATCTGCATCGAGTGTGTTAAAAAATCTCATTGTGTATCTCCTTTAAATTTAAGAATAAGTACATTATACCGTAGTATTTACACAGATACAATTTCTAAAGTGCGGCGAAAAGTGAGCCGAAAATTAGAGACCATAATCCTGTATTCTTTTTAACATCGCTATATACTCGTCCAATTGCTCCTCAGTAGGCCCTATATTATCTTCTGCTGGTACTCCAGCATATACGATAAAAAGGAGGGCGGAAAGAGGAACATCATAGGCTAGCATAGTAATATTATACTCCATGTTTCACGTGAAACCAAGTAGATCTATAAATTAAAGAAAAGAAATAGCACTATAACGCCAAAGCATACAAGAAGGAATTTAGCCTTCTTAGTTTTTGGCCATTCATCTGGCACTCTTACATTATCCATATTTCCTCCAAGTAGGCCTATTGGGATTTGAACCCAAAGTCGATTGCATATAAGACAATTGCTTTAACCAGATTAAGCTATAGGCCCTTATATTAGCCTATTATCTGATATATGATACCAAGGATAAAAGTCATTACAGTTACTATGGCTATAGCCAAAAGAAGTTTCACTGTTCTATCCCCGTTTTTTTAAAAATTGAATCTAGGACTTCATCCATAGAATCATCTATCGTTCTAGTATGTTGTCTTGAACAGTTTCCACATTCTCTACACATACTTATCACCTATTTGTCTTATATCTTTTAATACTTTATCTGGGGATATTAGATTTTAGGAAAGCCCCCCTACCCCCCAAATTTTTTCTTTTTGGAAAGATAGAGAAAGCAATTCCTGGAACATATATCCACAGATGTTATCTGGTACATATTGAGTTTCAGGGTAAGCCCCCCACAAAGCAAACTAAGTGTAGCATTTTACTTTTACCAAAGTCAATAGCTTTTATAACAGATATGTTGATCAAGTAGTATCTTACCATATTCCCCGCCATATATTCTAGTTGACTGCTTTTTCAGATTTAAGAAAATGTTAATATATTTTTTACATGTATGATACACAATTTAGGCAAAACGGACATTTGGGATAGTGCGCCCATGTTTTAGGGTGTTTTGTGATGTATCTCACACGATTATTTTGTGACTTACCTCACAATGTCCGAATTATACCCATTTATAAGTTGCTATTTGTCAGACCCCCCTGCTATGCTTAAGGTATAACAAACAAACGAAAGGAAGTTAAAATGACTTCACTAACATTAGAACAAAAGATTGCTAAGGCTGCTCACATGATAGCAGACGGAGAGTGTGTATCCTTTAGAGGTGCCTCATTCGATACATACATGAAGGTTGAGCAACTCGCTAACCGAATTAAGCAAGAACGAGAGTTTCCTCAATGCCCATGCGGAGAGTGTGACTAGTATCACATGCCACATGGTGCGTGTCGGCTTGATAATGTCAGCCCAATAGGCTACAATTCCATTATAACCAACTAACGAAAGAAGAACAGTAAATGACAATCACATACACAATCTGGGACGGCTCACAATTCCTCGGATACCAAACCGCTAGTAGCGCAGACGAGATGACTAAGACAGTCAAGGATTTACAAAAGATTTCTAAAAATGTAGTAGCACACATGCGAAAGGTAGAAACTAACTAATGACACTAGATGAATACAAACAAATGGTAGAGGCGCAACGCCTTGCCTCTCTAGCCGTAGCGCTAGAGGCACTAACTAAGTCAAACGCTATTGCTAAGGAGATGAATAAATAATGTCATACGCATACTCATACGAAACTAACAGCGTATCTAAATGGGATACTATCCAAGAAGATGTCGCAGACGCATACAACTACCTTGATGAGGTAGATGAGGAACAACCTCCACTAGATGACTTTAATGATGAAGATGATGAACAATTAGCAAAACTATACTCACTTACATGGGAGGGGTAACTATGATGTACCCAATGGATACACTAGCCGACATGGCTAAGGCTAACGGATTTACAGTAACACCTGAACTACTAACACTACTAAACAAGTCCTATGAACTAGGCGTAGAGGATACTTACTAATGACTATCGAACTAAACGAATACGGGCTAATGCTTGACTTAGGGGATTTCCTCTATGTATCCCTATCGTGGGCATGTCTTATCTTGTCGGTGGTAGGTGTTATAGTTTATAAAGTAATCAAACGAAAGAAGAATAAATAATGAATAGACTACTAACTACACTAGTCCAATTAGGTATTGGTATTCCCGCCCTTATTATGGGGCGCATGCTAGTGCGTGAATGGATAGACGAATGGCAACACATAAAGTCAGAAAGATCACAATAGCCTAACGGCGTGTCGGCTTGACATTGTCAAGCTGGCCCGCAAGTACTTGCGGGAGTTATCCACAGGGTTACGGGCGCCTGTGGAAAACCCCTAGATTTTTGTGATTTTTATCACATGACTTGAGCGTCTCACATCTTGGAATTACTGGCTAGTAGGTAGATAAATGTCAGACCCCCGTGGTAAAATACTACCATAACGAAAAAGAAAGGTGGTCAAAATGACTACACTAACAAATACACATACACACACTCCACACATGGAGAGCGTATCTACTACCTATGGCATGGGTGTAGATGTCGAATACACTTTCTGCGAAACATGCGAGCAGAACATAGATAGAGTTTATTTCTATGATGACTATGACCGCTTACCATTTTATTCCGATTGGAGTTTAACTAAATGAAAACTAATTTTGAGGTAACGCAAGAAATAACCGACCTTGCTAAAAAGCATTATGGCGAAATGGATTTAGCGTTTAAGTGGGGCTGTGCTCAAGCCTTGCTTTCTGTTAAGCAATTAGAAATTATTTTACAAATACTAAAAGATAAGGAAAATAACTAAATGGCTATTTTTAATTTTGATTTATCCGTTACTGTTGAGGCAGAAGATTTTGAGTCTGCCCTTTCTTGGTTAAAAGTTTCACCGCTAGAAAACCAAATTGATTTTATTGTTGTTGATTATACCGAATTGGAGATGAGCGAATGAAATCAGATTTCGAAAAAGATTTAGAAATTAAGGAAAGCTTTATTGATTTACTAAATGATGTTTATCCTACTGTAAAAATTGGTTATTCAACTTTTACTCCCGCCGAAATTTTGGAATGTTGCGACCCAATCGCTTTTTCAATCGGACTAATTGAACATGAAGATTATTTAGCAGAAATGGAAAATGAATAATGGATTTTTTTGGATTTGAAAAAGCAATTGAAATTGATCATCTTACCGATGAGCAAATCTTAAAGCTTGAAGAAATTTTTAAAGATTTCGAATAAGCAACGGCGTGTCGGCTTGACAAAAGCTGATGCGCCCGCAAAAGAGCGGGGTTATCCACAGGGTTACGGGGGTTATCCACAACCCCTGGAATTTGCGACACGCCCGAGATTTTGTGATTTTTATCACACGGCTTGAGCGTCTCAAAATGTGGAATTACTCGCTAGTAATGTGAAAATGTCAGTGGCATAGGCTATAATTGCCAGTATCAACAAACGAAAGGTGACAACTCATGTCAGCAAAAGCATACACTATCGAAAGCCTCTTAGAGGGAAAACACTATCGCTCACACTCTCGCCATGATGAGGGTACTATTCTATACGCTACAAAGCGTGAAGGAATTTGGTACGGAGAAAACCTAGAGGCTTACGCTATCGAGGTTCGCCCTACACGCGGAATTAAAAACTTTTGGGCAACCATTGCGGTCAGGGTATCTGACTAATTTGTCAGTGCTATCCGCTATAATTACAGAATAAACAAACGAAAGGAAAACTATGTTAAACATAATCGACAAAACCGATTTCTATGAAATCGCAGACGAGCAACATTTTTGTTGTGATGAAAGTCAATTTAAGTATTACTGTATCGAACACCTAGAATTTATGGGTTGCTACTTTTGCGGATTTGACTATGACAAAGATTGCGAGGAACAACACTAATGATTAACTCAGTATTAACAATAGATTGTCAAGATTGCTTAGGTCATGGCGTAATCTTTTTTGGTGATGATAATGATTTCGATTGCGAACCTTGCGATTGTGTAGATGACGGCTCACTATTTTGGAACGGAGAAAATAACTAATGTATCAGATTTCTATTGCCTACGATAGCAAGCCTATCCATTGGAATAAAAACTATGAGGACGCACTACAAGCGTTCACCGATTTTTTAGCGTTCACCGATTGGGGTTTCGCTAATGAATACTCAACTGTAAATTTAATGACGCCAACTGGCAAAATGTATACACGAACATTTTATCGTGAAGGACGAAAGGTCGTAACAAAATGATGACTCGTAAAGATTATGTCGCAGTGGCAGAAATTTTAAAGTTTGCTAGTGATAAGGCGCACCCTGCTTTATTTTCTAAAATTGTAAATGATTTCGCAGTTATGTTCGCACAAGATAATGAGCGATTTGATGTAAACCGATTTCATGAAGCGTGTGGATACCATGTCACAAAACTCACTTCGAGATAAAGTTAAACGCATACAGGAATTGCGTCGCAGTAATGCGGCGCAACCTGTACGCAATAAAAAAAAATATTTTAGAAAAATAAAACATAAAAATAAATTTGATCAATGACGCTGCCCGCCCGTAAAGCTGCGGGGTTATCCACAGGGTTACGGGACTTATCCACAACCCCCAGGTTTTTGTGATTAATCTCACAAAAGCTGCGACACGCCGTAAATGGATTAGGTAATGTCAGTGGCATAGGCTATAATACTCTTATACCAACAACGAAAGGCAACAAATGAGAATAGAACACAACCTGAAGTTCGTAACAGAGTTTAAGGACGGCCATCCAGTAACTCGCCAAGTAGAAATGCTTGATGAGGACACTCGTATCTTTATGCTAGAGTCAATGCTAAAAGATTTAGTAGGTAGCCGACTACAACCAATCCTCGATGAAATAAATGCTAACGGCTCTTACGCAATACTAAAGGTGGCAGAATAATGGGATACAATACAGCGTTAGATTTATCTAATGAATTAGATTTAGAAGTAGCACTAGGCTATCATTTACAGGGTAATCATTATCCACCCGTTCCGCTTTCTATGGTACAGCCTTGTATCGATGCTATCGATGCTTATTATGATGAGGATTATAATAAGATGATCGAAATGCCTGAAGGCGTATCTTATAAGGGTGACTCTTATGCGCCAGCGTGGGCTATTATCGAACAGCACCACTTAGACGCTTGGCTACCTGAAAGTGACTAAGGTCACACAATAACTTTCTCAAATACTGAGATAGGGCTAGACTAATGTCAGACCCCAATGCTATACTACAACCCTAACAAAGAAAAGAGGCAATAAATGACAATCAACGACAAGTTGTACCAAGTGGGCGATTTATTCACCACACTAAAGTCAAAGAAAACAGGTGTGATTAAGGAAATCCACCCACAGGCATCTGGCTCGGTGCGTGTGCTACTAGAAATGCCAACGAAAGAAACTCGTTGGACTTCAGTATCCGCTCAAACGCTACTAGGCGTATAATCTAAAGGCAGGGGGGTCGCAGAAATGTCAGACCCTCCTGCTATAATTACTTCATCAACCCAACCCACAACGAAAGAAGGAAACAAATGGCTAGAGGAAAAGCAATCTCGGTGAAAATCCCAACTCAGCGAGTAATCAAGGCACTAGAAACTAAGTTGGCTCAACTTAATAAGGACTTCGCTTCACAGGAAGCAAACGAAGCAAAGTATAACAAGCAAGTAGAAGCGTGGAAAAAGGAAATTGGAAAGTGGGCTATTGCTAACTTCTCAAAGGCTGAAAACCTACGCACAAACTATCGCAACTGGAACAACACTCTTAATGTTGATTTCGACATCATCACAAAAGAGGGAACTTTCCCTGCTGAACCTGAAAAGGACTACGAAGTAATCCACCGCCACTCATACAATGAGATGAAAGAGGAAATGGAAAACGCAATTCGTATTCTTAAAATGACAGATGAGGAAGTTGTTAATACCAGCACTTACAATGCGGTTGCTCGTTATCTGTAAATAATCCAACGACCTGAGTATGTCGCCAAACTGCTCTCCCTTCGGGGACAACTACTAACAAAGGCAACAAATGAAAAATCGTTTCAGAGTAGAAATCTATGATGAGAACAAGTTAAATGATGTAACAATTTATTCAGAGCAAGGCGTTGATAAGGAATACTTAACTGAATTAGCATTCTCTAATCGCCGTAACTTCTTTGGTGATGTACGTGCTTATGTGTATGATACATTGAAGAAGACTAAGACAACTGCTCTTTACCTCCCGTCCGAAGTTATTAACTTCAATCGCAAAAACCAATTAACTAGGGATGAGTTAGGTCTGTAAAGATCTAACACTGGCTGCATATCCTGCAGCTGGCCCGTAAAGGTAAGGGGTTATCCACAGGTTTACGGGAGCCTGTGGAAAACCCTGGAATTTTGTGAGATTAATCACATGGATCAATTCGGACATATTGTAACTAATCCTAGACAATGTCAGTGGGGTCTGTTATACTTACAACTAATCAAACGAAAGGTAAAAAATATATGGCTCACAATCTAGAAATGGAAAACGGCGAAGTTGCTTTCGCTCTCCGTGGCTCTCCTGCTTGGCATAACCTAGCAAATCGCATCTTCACAAAAGATGAAGAAGTTACTACCGCCCTAATGCTTGAAGAAGCAAAGTTGGCAAATTGGAATGTTCGTCTATCTCCAATCACCGAGCATATTCCAGAATCTTGGAATGATGTCTCTACCGCATCTCTTGTCATTCGTGACAACCCATTCAATAAGGGAACTGATGTTCTTGCCACTGTTGGCAAGCGTTACAAGCCTGTACAAAATGAAGAATTATTCGCATTCGCTGATGCTATTCATGATGCGAACGCTGATTGCCGTTGGGAATCTGCTGGCTCATTGAAAAAGGGCAAAGTTGTATTCGGCACTGTTGATATTCCTCGCACAATGGTTCTTGACCCACAAGGTGCCAATGATGAAACTAAACTCTATTTAATTGTATGGACATCACACGATGGTTCAGTTGCCGTTCAAGCAGCCGTTACTCCTGTTCGTGTTGTATGCCAAAACACATTGAATCTTGCGATGCGTAATGCTAAGCAATCATTCAAGATTCGTCACACGCAATCTGTTGAAGGTCGCATTCAAGTTGCTCGTGAAACTCTTGGGCTTGCTCTTGGTTACTTTGATGAATTTGAGAAAGAGGCGCAAGCACTTTATTCTCAGTCAATTACTGATGCTGAATTCTCAAAGTTAATTCACACAATTTATCCAAAGCCTGCTGAGGATGCTTCTAAGGTTGCTCTTACTAAGTGGGAGAACAAGGTTGTCTTACTTGATGACCTTTACCATAACTCACCAACTAACGCTAACATCAAGGGAACAAAATGGGGTGCGTTTAACGCTCTCACCGAACGCCTTGATTACTATCGCTCAGGTCGCGGAAATTCTGAAACGCTTATGGCTGGCGCATCAGGATTTGACCCAGTGCTAACCGCAGAAAAAAATAAAATTAAGAAATTAATTTCTGCGTTCTAAATAAAAATAATCCTGAGCAAGATTTAAAACTGCTCACAATTTTTCTTGGTCCATTAGCTCAGTTGGTTAGAGCGCTACCCTGTCACGGTAGAGGTCGACGGTTCAAGTCCGTTATGGATCGCCAAGCGCCCTCAATGCTAAGGGGGCAAAAAGTGTGTTACGTATCACATA